GGAATAATTAATCCTTTTTTGCGAAGATGAGCAAATAATCTATTTTGCGCACCATAAACCAAATCGTTCATTGTGTCTTTTGGAAATGCAATAATCTTATTTTTAGCAGTAGAAAGAACAATATCAATATCGCCATGATCAAAAATCATTAAATCGCCGTTCATACTTTTACGAACGTCCATCTCCAGGCGAACTTTTGCATCGTTCGCGCCGGGGCCAATCTTAATTATTATTGCCATCGGTATAAATTTCCTTTACAAGCGCCTGTGTTTTAAGAACTGTTAGAAGAAGCTCATCGCTAATTGGTTCTTTTGAAAAGTTTTCTAGTTTTTCAATGATAGCGTCGGTCTTTTTTAACATATTTTGATCAGTATTAATTTCTTCAGTATTTCTTGCCCCTCTTAGTTGCGTTTTGAGACGAGCGATTTCCTCATTAAGAAATATTTTTAATGAAACCGCATTATCAGTAAAAGAAGAAATATAATATGTTAACAGTTCCTTTTGCTCAGAAAGCAATCCAGCTTCATATTTATCATTAAATTTTCCAACGAAAGTCTTATAAACAGTTTTATCTACAAGCTCTTCTTCTGTAGCCTGTTTGGCCTTCGTCATGTCTAAGATTATTTGATTCTCTAAAATAATCTGATCTTTTGGAGAAGTCTTATCTGAAAACATCTGTGTGATAGAAGCTAGTGTTTTGTAGTTTGGAACAAAGTTATTAAAAATAGAAGGGCTAAGATTCTTGTTAATATCATGAATTAGTTGTGTTTGCGCCTCAAAAACACCATTGGGGTCTAATAGTTTTTGCTGCAGCCTTGCCTCTCTCACGATTCTTTTTGAAGCATCGGTTTTAAAATTTTGGCTCTCATATAAAGAACGATAACAATTTAAGTCCTTTTTTAAAATAGTGTCAGAATTAAAGTGTTTCTTTATAATGTTAATTACTTTATTTTGTCTGTGCACATCTTTCTTTAAAACTGCAACCGTTGCCTCAACAATTAGTGCCTCGTAAACGAAAGCGGTGTTTCTCTTTTTATTGTGCTTTATTCTCATCTTTTTGTTCCGTTATTGTTTTCTTATTATCTTCCAAACCTTTCAAAAGATTACGAATAGATTCATTAACCTTAAAAAGTTTCTTTTCCTCTGATTGCTCTCTCAAATTATAAATAGACTCATCTTGTTCATAAATACCAGTAGCAAGGCCACCCATTTTTGCAATAGAGCCAATATCCTGTATTCCTGGCATAATATTTCTTAAGGCGGCACTGCTCTTTTCTTTTGAATATTTCGATGCATAAGATCGTGTTCTTGCTCCGCTAGCCCTCTTATCCCTTTTAACAGGATAATAAGCCTTGCCTTTTGATCTTGGAGTTAAACGTGGTGAATCTCTAGATCCTGGAGGGACTGCCAGTAGAGCTGAATCTTCGCCGCCGGCTTCTTCGGCGCCGGCTTCTCCAGCTGGCATCTCTTCGCCGCCGCCAAGATCACCGCCGAGATCACCGCCGAGATCACCACCGAGATCCCCACCGAGATCACCACCGAGATCCCCACCGAGACCCCCGCCGGCATCTGCACCTAAGCCGCCGCCGGCTGCACCTTCTGCAGCTGCGGCTTCGGCTACGGCCTGAAGCGCTGCATCTTGCTTGCGGTCATAATACATTTCGCGCTGATTGCGTATAAATTCCTCATGAGACATGCCGAAAATATGCTCCGTAACCCAACGTCTAGAAAAGAATCCCTCGGTGGCGCCGCCGGCAATATCGAATTTAGCCTTCCAATGCTCTATCTCTTGAAGTTCTGCAATCTTTGACGGATTATTTAAAGCCAGACTAAACGACAGCAAATCATCTCCTCTGAACCCAAGCGTATAAAGATGAACAATTCCAATCTTTTCCAGCTCTGATACTATAACTCTCTGTAATCTTTGAATTGTTCTTGCAAATCTAATGTCTTTTTGTGCCAAAGTTGTCTTGTCTTCTTCGGCACCCTCGCCCATTGTAAGATACGACTGAGGAATTTTCAATGCCGAAAAAAGCTTATCGCGAAGATACTTAACGTCATCAATCTGCGTAGTGTTTGAGCCTCCTGCAAGGTTTACTATGTCTGTCGCCGATCCAGGCCGGATGGGAATAAAATAGTCTTCTTCAATAGACATTGGATTATAGCGTAAATCCATGCGGCCGGTTGCAGAATCAACAACCGAATGACGCTTAAGTTGCGTTACAATCTTTTGCATGTACTGCTCTACCTCTTGCGGAGGAATGGCGCCAACATCAATTTTAAATAATCTTCTCTCAGAAGAACGAATGACACGGTATGCCATCATTGCGTCTTCCATAAGCGTTAGCTGGCGCCAGATGCGGCGTGCAGGCTCAAGAATAGATGTGCCATAGGGGGCATACTTATCGTGACCTAAAATTCTAAAATGAGAAATTTGCCAATTTTCAAATGTCATTCCAGCGGAGTTCCATTGATACTGGACATAGTTTGGATTAGTTGTATCTAATCCCTCTAATCTTTCAACTTCCGTAGGGGGCAGCACAATTACTGATTTAATACCAAACTTTTCATCTATATCTAAATATAAAAAGAAGTCTCCATACTTACACATCGTGCGAGCCCAACCAAATAAGTTGTATTGAACATTTAAAATATTTTCATAAAGAACATCAAGGACCGCCCTAATCTCCTCATTAGGACATTTAATGTTTAACATCGGTCGAAGAGATGAATAGGTCGTCATTTCATCGGCATAAATGTCCATCGTAGATGCAATCTCTGGCATATATTCCATTTGATCAAAATCCACATAACGCTCAGCCCTACGTTGATTCGCGATTGCATTAGTTGAAATTTGATCCAGGGGATTATATAAAGATTTTTTAAACTGTTGTCCCGATGCAGATTTAAATCTTGAGGAGAATTTATCTAAATGCTGTCTTCTAATTCTTCGACCCGATTGAGATCTATAATTTACAATTGGGCCCGAAAACAATCTTGTCAATGATTTAAAAAGCATTGATGATCTATTTGCAGGGTTTTTTCCTTGTTTTGGGTTTATTGGTGCCATCTATTCCTCACTTTATGATCCACTTATATTGTGTGTACATTTTCTCTGCTTCAGTCATTTTATCAAAAACTTCATTTCTTTTGTAGCCTTGTTGACCTTTGATTTGAGTATTCATGGTGGTTCTTGTAGTATAAACCGCATTAACAAAAGCCTTTTGATAATTTAAATCTCTTGCATTTGCCTGCAATGCTGTGTCTCTTACCCAGCATGCAATTGCGAGCGCCATAATTAAATCATCATTGTAGCCTTTCATTGCTTGCGGCCTACCATTCCTCCAAATAAAAGTTTTCATCTCATTAGTTGTGCGAGAAGAATATATCGTAATTAGTTTGTTTCTGATAAACTCCTCTAATTTGGCTATTATGAGAGGGCGCGTCTTCATCGAAGTGGTAAACCCTGGAACTGCCGAATTTCTTATCTCAGCCTGATGTTGTTCAATATATTCGTGTGTTGACTTAATCGAATGATAAACATTTGGATATCGAAAATCATTTATAAGTTTATCCAATACAGAATATCCAATATTGTTATTCTCGACCACAAGCATACAGCCACCAAATTCTCTCCCAACGCTGTTTAGCATATTCGCAAACATATCAATTGTTGGCTTGCCTTGATACTCTCCCACAATTTCTAGCGTTTCAAGTTTAACGATATGAAATGTAGAAAAATCTGCACCGTCGCCGCGAGAAACATCGGCAACCATTAAATAATTGCAGGTAGGATCAAATTCTTCCCATATCCAAAAATTGCGATCGAAGCCGGTTCTATGCTTTGGTTCGCAAATTGTGGATAATAAGTATTCCATACATTCTGGATCGATGACTGTCTCACCTGAAGTGTTAAAGTTACATTCGAGTTCTTGTGCAATCTGTCTCTTGGACATGTTTTTTGTTTCTTTCTTGTACCAGTCTTTATCTCTTTCGGGGTGAACATCCCACCGCAACACTGTAAGATTAAAGTTGTTCGTGCCGGCTTCGGAGTCCGTGCACGTTTTATGAAACCAGTTACCAACACCGTTCGGCGTTGATAGGGCAATGCAGCGACCACCAGTAGAAAGCGTAGGATATAGACCAGTCCACAGCTCTTCAAGGTTTTCGATATGGGCAGCCTCGTCAAGAACAAGAAGGGACAATGCCTCTGAACGACCAGCATCGCCAGAAGTCGAGGCGGCCTTAATCGAAGAACCATTAGAAAGCTCAAAAGATGTGCGGTTGTCGACACTAATCTTTGCAATCTTCAGCCAATCTGGAACATTGCGCATGATGCTCTTGACTTTTTTAACTAAGTTTCCAGCTGTCGCAAATTTGGTAGCCATAACGAGAATAGCCTTGTCTCGATGAAACAACATCATCCATACGATATAACCTGCGGTGATCGTTGAGATTCCAAGCTGGCGCGCTTTTAGAATAACATTAAAACGATAATCATTAAAATTTTCCAAGAGGTCATCTTGGAAGTCGAAAGTGTTAAAAAGAATAAGTCCATGTAATGGGTGCGATATTCTTGCGTAGTTATTAAGGAAGTAAGAGGGATCTTTTCCACACTTAAGAATCTCTTTTACTCTTTCTTTCTTGTCTAGTTGAAAGCTCATTAATCATTTTTTGGCTTTGGTCTTGTATCGTTTTTGGGTCGCTTACCTAGACCGCCCTGATCGAGAAAGCTGCGCCAGCCGGCCTCAAGTCTGTCCTCGGAAGCTTCTCCAACCACTACAACGTCTTCCATACCACCAATTTTATAATGCTGTTTTGCTGTGACCCATGAGCGGACTCTCGATGTGCTCTCTACATGTATGTCTATCTCGCCTTCTTTCGTTAGGCTTACAGATTTGCCGGTAACTTTACGATACTCTTTCTTAAGAAACGAAGAAATGTCTGCTATTCTTTGATCCATGTCGCCCTCAAATCCGTTAGCGTATACTTCTTTTAGTTGGACTTCGGAATGATATTTAATACACATCATGGGCCCATAAAAAGATACACCAAAGCCATCTAAAACCCTCTTATCAAGCAGCGGGTTTCCTTCTTCTCTTTGGAGGCCGGCCTTGAGCGCGTCTCCATCTTCTGTTAGCGCCCCGTCATAAGCATTCGCGGCGGCCTGGGCCAAGCCACGAACAATATCTAAAACTGAAACTGGTTCTTTTTTCTTGGCCATTATTCTGCTCCTTTTTGTAGTTCGTCTACCATCAGCTGCACCAGTCTGGTAACCTTGGGGGTAGCTTGCTCACCCTTGCCTGACATGGCTTTTTGTACTTGCTGGAGGGTTTGCAAAATATTACGCTCGCGCGGGGTGAGGGCGCCCATTTCCTTTTGGGCCTCTTTGGACTTGGCAGACTTTGTAAGTTCCTGGGCACTCACAGCCTCGTCCATGGCGTCTCTGATTGCTTCCTTGAGAATTTGTTTACTTAGTTTCATTTGGTTCTGGTCTCCATCCGTTTATCCATCTTTCTTCCCTTCCCTCAACATGCTGGACGTAACAACTGTTGCAACAACCAAACTTGATGAGACAAACATCATCCATAGATTCCTTAGAAAGGCGATCACAAACAGGACAACATTTTAAAGATTCTCTATTAAGTAGTTTTTTTGAGATCTTAATCCCATTAACATCTATTTTTTCTTGCCACTCCTCATTTTTATATTGTTTCTTATAAAATTTTTGAGATTGTTGAAGATAGCTCTTCTCTTTAGCTTCGTTCCAGTTTCCCTTTGGGTTCTGGATCGCTTCTTTGCCATACTTCTCTGCGATGGCTTTTTCGATAGCGGCAAGCTTGGCCTGTTCGTCACTCATTAAACACTCTATATACGCCATAAGTTGTTGCAACACCAGCGGCTATTCCGCCGGCGAACCACCACCACTTATTAGAGGGCGCCTGTTTTAACATTGCTTTTTGCAACGCAACAATTTCAATATCTTTCTGTTCAATGCGCAGATCATATTCTTTAGTAAGTGCATCTAAACGAATTTGAAAATTTTGACGCTCAAGCTGAAACTCGGTTGCCTGAACATCTATCTGATACTCTACTTCTAGATCGCACTCTAGACGATATTCCATTGGAAGCACCAGTAGCTCCGCAATGCCTCGCTTATTAAACAAAACACCCTCAAAAGGGGCCGGCTCGTCTTGTCCAACAATAGTAAACTGTGGCGGTTCTGCGTGAGCCGCCATAGAAAATAATAGTGCTTTAAGGAACATACTGAAATCCGAATGTATCTCCTACTTGTTCTGCGAGTTCTTCTTTGTTTTCGGTGAATTGTTTCCGGTTATCGATTGTTGTTTCAATTTCCACAACTCTCTCCTCAACCACCAGTTCAATCTTTCCTCTTTCTTTTTCATATTCTCTCTCCAATAAATCTAGGGCATCGCGATATTGTTGCAATGCTTGTTCTTTTTTCTCTAATTCTTCAGCGTGAATTTCTTGCAAACCATCAATTTGGTTCTGAAGAGATTGCTGGCTGGTTTCATACGTATTTTGCAGTTGTTTATAATCATAACGCATTTTTCCAATAACTGTAAGTAAAAGGACGATAATTGTTATTTCTTTCCAATTTTTCTTCACAAATGCAAGAACTTTAAGCCAGTCAACTCTAATCATCACACACCTTTCATTCTGGCAATACCGTCGATTATAGCCTGACCGCCAATATAAATTGCCGAGATCATAACCCAGTCGCTGGATGCCAAATCATAAAAGGCAAACAGCCCAGTAGCCGTCAACCAAACCATAAACTTACGAGAAATTGCCTTCTCT